TGCGGATATACCCGACGCCGCGACGGGAGGCGACATCAACCGACGCCGCACCCCTCCCAACATCAGCAACCATCGTCCGCAAAGACCGCTCGAGGAACTTGGAACCCGTGGCAAGCGCCGCGGCCGGCTCAGCACCGCGCCCGATCAGCGTCTTCACCCCAGTAACAGGTGAATACAGCGCCGCCTGGAGCGAACGCCCATCAGCAGACTGGCCCACGAACCCAGACGGGTCCACGAACACCTCCGGCGCCTCGTAAACGCCCTGCCCAGCAAGCGCAGAAGCCCCATAGGACGCGCCAGCGGTGGCTGCCCGCAACTGCACCGACTCCACCAGCGGGACAAGCCTCTCAACCTGCCCCAGCCACGACCCCGAAAGATCCCGAATGCTCACCCCACGCCAGAACCGCCGCCCAAGCGCCACCGTAGCGACCTCGAGAGCGCGCATCTCACGATCAAACGCTGCCGCCGCGTCAGGCCACTGCACCAGCGCCACCAGACGCTATCTTGTCGGCAATGGCAGCAAGCCCAGCATCCGCAGACGCCTGCTCAGCATCGAAATAGCCGGCCTCACGCTCCTTGCGCGCATCCGACCACCCGAGCTCATCCCAAGCGCCCTCACGCGACAGGATCGGCCCGCCACCATGAAGCTTCTGCACCGCATCCGCCTTCTGTGCGAACGTCGGCGTGCCAGCGTCGAACCACTCCGTCTTGATCTGATTAGCCAGAGGCCAGTCGCCCGTGCGGAAACGCTCAGCAATGCCCTGGACCCACGCCCAACCGTCACCGAACGACGCCGCCTTGCCCTCAGCATTCAGCACCAGCCGCGCCTCATCAGCACGAATCGCGCCCTCAGCCGCAGGATTCACGCTCGACTGCCCCAGATACCGGGTAGGCAGGCCAGTCACGCTCGCCACAAGGTTCGCGTAATGGTTCACCGTGTCATGGAAGTTCTTGAGATCCGAGGCCGTGAACTGCCCCACCTTAGCGTCCGCGTTCTGATTCGCCCAGATCGCCGAGAAATACGACTCCCACGCAGGGATCGGCGTACCATCCGCATTCACAAAGTCACCCCGGGACATGCCCAGCACGTACTTCTGCGGAACACTGTGCGTCTCTGCCGCGATCTGGAGATTCGTCAGCGACCGCGCCGCCGCATCCACCAGTGGAATCACATCCGACATCTCAGACTCGCCAGTCCAAATACCCGTGCGCCGCCGATTCAGGAACATCACAATCGGCACACGCCCGAGCATGTGGTCATCACGGTCATACTCGACCCACTGACCATTGACCTTCTCAAGCCAAGACGTGGAATCCGCCGCGTACAGGGTCGCAAACGCCGCCGTACCATCGCCCGAATCGCTATAAAGCCGCAGAGCCGACGCAATGCGCCGCGTCTTCGGATCGACCAGCGCCGAAATCTCAGCCGGAGACTCAACCGTGACCAGCGGATGCTCGGGATCATCCGGGTTGGAACCGATGCACACAAACCCGCGCCCATAAATCAGCGCATCCTTATGCAGCAGCCCAGCCTCAGAATCAAGGTTGTTCGCGTCCCAATGCTCACGCAGGACCGAAGACGCCGTATCCTCCCCAGGGAGAATGAACGACTTCACCCGAAGGCGCTGCTCCAGCGAATCAACCGCAACACGAGACCAATTCACCACCGTCTCAAAACGGCGAAGCTCAGGCGGAACCGCCAGACCAATATGCTCGAGCCGCTGCGACCCCGCATAGTAATTACCCAGACGATCCAGGCCCTGCTGAGCCGCAGCATTCATCGACTCAAGCGACTTGAAGGCCGCCAACTCATCAGCGGAAAGCGCCAAAACGGCCTCCTTTACTTGAAAACGAACATGCGAGTATCAGCGGGTGCCGGCTCGCTACCCCAACCAGCTTTGCGCGCGTCAGCGGCAGCTTCATGCGCGAGGATGCGGGCCATTGCCGCGTCGATCTTCTGATGATCCTTCGGCTTGCCTAGGACGTACTGCTGGCCCGGCTTTGAAACCTTGCGAGCATTCGCCATATGCACCGCAACTATTGGGCACCCATCCTGCCCGATGCGCCCAGTTGATAGATCAACCTCGAAACGGCGGATGGCTTGGAACATGCGCTTAATGCTGTTGGTCGGCCACTCGAAAACGCGCTTGTCGCCGTAATCAACGCTCCACTGCCCAATTTCCGAGTACCAATCGAACGGGTCACAGTACATGCGCCCAACTTGATACCGCGTGAAGAGCTCATCAACAGCCGCGTGCACCTCGCCTCGAGGTATACGCTCACCTGGCCATTCAGCGGGGTTCCAAATCGTCGGCCGCTTATCATCCCCGTATCTTGGAGTGAAAGTGAACCCGCTTGCCGTCTCAGCTTGGATCGCTGTCCAGTCCCCCGACTCAGAACCGTCGAACGCGAGGCAAATAGAAGTACCGTCAGGCGGGTTCGGGAGCCAAGGCCGGCTCTCCGTAGACTCCATCCCACACACCAGCCTTCAACCATGCGCCGAGACCGTGCACCACACGGTTGCCGAAGAATCGTTCAGCCTGTGCCGGATCGCGCTCCACAAGCTCCGCCGCCTCTGATTCGATGCGGTCTAGGTCAATCCACCAGGAATCCCCATAGACGGCCTTGTGAATCCTGCGCCGCTCGGCCTTATTCGTGTAAGACAGCGAAACCGGCGCTTGGCGGAAGTCCCGGTTAACGTCCACGGCTCGAGACTCGAACGTCTGCTGAGCCACACTGTTCTCTGACGGGTCCCAAGCGTTGGTAGTCTCAATCGCCCGGCCGCCCATGCCCGCAAGGCCGCGGCGCTGTGTATCAGCCAGAAGCTGCCCACCGTTGCTCTTGGTCCAAGTGCCAGTCTCATCCTGAACAACGAACGTAACGCGCTGCCCGAGGCGCGAGCGCGCCTGCGAAGTAACAGGCTCAATACGCCCACCATTCGGCAGGTTGATGCGCGTCTCACCCGTGTCCGGGATCAACTGCGACAGCTCCGGGGATTCCTCGATCATCGGCGTGAGCGCTGCATAGACGTTCGCCGTCTGATCCTCAGAAGCCGCCGTGACCTGAATCAGGGGAGTAGGCCAAGGCCGCCCAACAGGATCGCCCTCAGCATCCCATCCGCCGAAATACGTAGGCCCAACAGCCTCCGCGCAAATCAGCGCAGCTGAAAACGGCCCCTTACCCCACTTCTGCGGCCGAACAAGCTGCGAACGACGATAGAAAAACGCCGAACGCGGCGAATGCTCAGACGCCGCATCCTTCACCCGGTAGTGATGCAGCAAGAAAATCCGCATCTCATCCGTCAAGGTGTACGGCTCGCCCATATGGTCGCCATCAGGAACAACACAGTGTTCCTCGATCCAATCTGCAACCGCAAAACCAAGCGTCGGGAACTCGCCAGGATAAGACGCACCACGCCAGCTCACTGCGCCTCCTGCTGAAACTCCTTCGCCACAACCCGTAGAGGCGGCCGCTTCGCCCGCTTCTTATCCTCCCGGACTTCGCCAACCTCATCTGCCACAATCTCCCACCGCAGCCGAAGCATCGACATGGGAGACAGGCCTAGCCGGTCCTCCATCTGCCGCGCCTCAGAGAGCAGGGCGGCAGATAGGGTGTCGGGGTTCTCGCAGAGGCCAAGGACGAACGCATACCGGGCAACAGTGCGAGTCCACCCAAGACGCTCCCATGCAACCGCCTGCGGGGTGCGCCAAAGATCGGCCCAGACATCAGGCTCAGAAGCAGTCAGGGGCCACTTTGGCGGCTTCCCGGCGCGCCCCTCGGACGGAAGCGCCATGGACCCGGGCACGGCATTCCTGCGGCGGCGCTGATCGGCAGACTTAGGGGCCGGACCGGGCATTTTGGCACCTCCTAGCAGGACACATCGACTCCTCAACAGTCGATCGAGCCCCGGATGGTTGCAGCCGTTGCGGGGCACTTTCATTGAAACGAGAGCGGCGAACCGCGACCCCCAATCCCGTACACAGCCAGCGCGCTCTCACCGGCGGTGTTTTGAAAATTGCCCCCGCTCGGCCCCACCGGGTGGGGGTAGGGGGCAATTAGTTTGGGTCGTATCGATGTGATGCTTTGCCGGCCGCACTGAGGTTGCAGTGGGGGTGTTCGGGGCCTCGGATGGTGCCGCGGTCGTGGTCGTCGTGGCCGAGGTGCCATGGTTGGCCGGGCGTGATGGGGGAGCCGCAGCGCCAGCATGTGACGCCGCCTGCTTTGATCTTGAGTGCCCATGCTCGGCGTTGGCGTTGGTAGTCGGCGCCGTATCCGCGTTGTGTCTTGGTGCCGCGTGCTCGGTCGTGTTCGCGTTCGTGTTGTGTGCAGCGTGTGCCGGTTGCTGGGGTGGGGCAGCCGGGGTGTGAGCAGACGCGCTTAGCCCTTGGCATTCACAACCTCGGCTGTCACCCCGAGGATGTGTGCAAGGTCAGCAGGACTCGTGTACGTCGGTGTCTCGGTGGGCCAGTCGGCGTGTGCGGCGTTGAACGAGGCAATGACGAGGCCGCTGCAATGGAACCCGTATTCGGTGGCCCAGTCGTCCAGCGGCTTGCGGAGGATGCCGGGCACGAGGTGTAGCGCGTCCAGCCCTGCGAGCACGAATGCGGGCCGGTTGTAGGCGTGGCCGATCATGCTGGCGGCGAACCATGCGGCGGTCTGGCGCTGCTCAGGTGTGCCGGGTTCAACCCAGATGACGTTGGGGAACTGTGCGAGTGGTAGGCGTTTGATGCCGTCGAGCTCGGCACTGGCGCATGTCCCGTCGCCTAGGTCAATGATGCTGTGGTGGATGGGGGAGTGTGTGACTAC